AAGTCAAAGCAAGAGTACCTCCGCATCCTTTACGGATTTGGATAGTTATTGTGCTACCCGATAGATTTACGGGTGATGAGTTGGATGTTATGGTGAATGCTTGACCCCAAGTGTCATTCCTCCACATTTGTATATCTAAAGTCCCTGGTCTGAAATCTGATGCCATTTTATTTTTCTTTAAATAGATTTATGATGGATAAGTGTAGTCTGTTGGAACTTCACACCTATTCTGCAAGTATGGTAAATCAAGAGCAATAGTTGCACTAACCCCTGCCAAATATTCGGGAGTGTCCTCCGTAAAAAAGTCAAGCGTTACCGCATCTTGAAGCACAAAATCATAATCGTTATAGTGCAACTGTGCAACGATATCCTGTGCGGTCAATAGTTGGTCAGATAATACCTCTTGTTCGTTTGATTGTTCGGGAAGTACCCTATCACAAAAAAACAAGGTAAAGTTTATGGTTGAACTCTTGCCATTGATAGATGCACCCGTTAAGTCAAAGAATAAAGCAGGGTAGACATTATCCGTACCCTTGCTCAAAAAATCAAAAGCGTTTCCGTAGAAGGTCGTTTTGATTTGTTGATGGGCATTTCCCAAGTCCTCTATTGTCTTTATGATTTGGTTTAGGGTCATCCTTTTTTATTTTTTCAAGATAGACACGGAGTTTCTCTTGGTTTTTTTTAGTATATGTTTTATTCGCCACAACAACGATTTACGTTTCCTTGATATTTTTCTTCAAAAGTTTTATACCTATCGCAATCGTAATCCCCTAACCAAATGGTCGTAGTGTAAGCATCATTGTCAGGAACGATAGTATCAACACCAGTTCCAGGGTTAATGTACTCGGGATATTTAGCACTTGCTTGGGATTCTTGCTTTAAGAATTTAATCAATCTTTGCTTGTAAAACTCTGCCCTTGCCGAATACCTATTCGCCACATCTGCCAAATCCGATGCACTCGGTTCGGTTTGATTGTCTCCTGTTTTCCTAATAACTCCTTTGTTATAGAACTGGTATGACAATGCCATTGGTAGTTCACTCATAACGTAGTAAACAAGACAAGGTGTTATGTAGGTGTTCAGCAAGGTTTCCTCATCACAATTTAAATCACCGCACTCAATCCCATCTTGCAACCTTTCATAAAGTGCCGTACCCAACGCAGGTAGGATGTATGCATCCTGTGCATAAAGGATATCGGGAAAGACTAACTTAGGGTCAACGTTAACGTGCAATCCTGTTCTGTCCTTTATCGTATCTACCGAAATAAAAAGTATATTTCTGCTCATTATTTTTTCTTTTTAACAACTACATTCCTTCTCCATTCGTGTCTGCAACTCGGTGAATCTCCCCACCAACCACCGCCTCTGTCAAAGACTGAATACCCAAGTCTTGCACTAAGCATCTCAATTCCGCTTCTGCTCCAAAGTCTATCCTCTGAAATCAACTTTCTGCAAAATGTCCTTGATGGGTGTGCGGCAGTATCTCGTTGTGAACTTGGTACAATCGGTTTCCACTCATAGGAATACTTAACCTCAAAGGTTGTTACTTCCATATCATCAACCAACTTGCTTAATGGTTTGGTAAGTTTCCTTTCCTCAATCTTTGGGTCATAACTTACCGCACCCGATTCAACCAAATAAGACAAGCGACCTTGCACCACATCCCTACTTTTTCCGACTGCCTTCGCAATGTCATCAATGCTTATCTTCCTATCCTTATCAATCAAAGCAAGGATTTGCTTGTCAAGTGTCTTGTCTATCAATACATCTTCTGCAAACGCATCCTTGGCACTAAAAACCGCCTTAGAATGGATTATGTTATAATCTCCTTTCGGTTCGCCAACCTCCCTAAAAAGTCCTATAACAGTGTCCTCATCAAGTGCTGAAAAACTAAAGTCCTCTGTCATTGGGTCATCATCTATGCCAAGCATAGCATTCACCTCATTGTCGGTCATTCCAAGACCCGATTTGAGCATAGTGGTAGCAATCTCTTTTGATATCTTACCTTGTGAAAATTGCCTTATAACTCGCATCAAGTGTTGGTATTGTCTACCGCTTAGGTTCTTCAAGTTATCGTTTACCTCAACTTGTTCTTGATTCAAACTTGGTTCAGTTGCTTCAGTTGGTGCATATTTTGCAACATCTATCCCTGCCTTTTCCAATAACCATTCTTTAGGTGCAATCTGCAACAATGCTGCCTCACTTAACTCAAATCCAATAGGTTCTACTGGTATGATGCTAATTTCAGAAGTCGCACCTTTGAGGACCGCTAATTCATTGAATATTGATTCAAGGAACTGTTGTTTATCATTTACATAGGTATTCTTAAATATCTCATAAGAATCCCTCATTTGAGTTCTGCTTCCTAACTGCCCAGGTTCAGCAATACCAAAAAGACTTGGTGAGGTTATTTGATGACCTGCAAACAAATTGTTTTGTATAATCAAATCAACTCTTGTAAAGTCTTCCTTAGTTATATCACTTGCACCTAAGTCCTCAATGATTGGTTTCCGTGCTGGGTCAGTGGTAAATGATAGGATAAATTTCTTACCATCACTTCCGCTAAACCTATCCGTAAACCTCCTTTCAATGTTACGCTTCTCATCGGGAGAAGGTTCACCATTGGGAAGGGTAATAAGTTTGGATGCACTGAATCCCGTTTGGGCATTCCCCAAAACGTGCCGTGAGACTTCAATATCAGATTCGATATAGTTCAACGCACCCATATATCCAGGCAAGGCATAAGTATCCAAACCTGGTCTATATTCTTTAATGTAAAGTATTTGCTTCCCTTGTCTGACCTTCGTGTTGAATGCCATCATAGGAATTAACTCATCTTTTCTTTCGTTCCAATCTTTTTTATACCAAAACTGTGTATTATCAGCATTGGACCTAATCTTGGTATAGTCAATATGCAAAACATCGGTCAACTGTCCACCAGTCAATGACCAAATAACTTCCAAGTAAGCACCGCCAAAGATTTCAATATCAATAGAAACCTTCCTTGTCAAATCATCCAAAGATTCAAACTGGTTAGGTTGTGCAATAAATTGGTCTGCAACTGGGTCTGCTTCATCACTTTTCCATCCGTTCCCGATAATGTAATTAACCTTTCCTTTTACAATAGCATTGTGTTTTGCACTCTTATTGTAAAGTGCCAAAAGGTAGTTAGGGTAATCGTTCTTTTCACCGAACTCAATATACCCCTTGCCCCTCTTTTCTCTATATTCGGGTTGCCTTGCCTCTTGGAAATTTAATATGACTAAATCATTCATCATCTTGTAATATATGTATTGTCAACCTCGTGTTGTGTGTACTCAAATGTGGTTGATGGTGACAGTTTCATTATCCCTACTTCAAGTAATCCAGTTGCTTTGGTATAATCTATATTGTAAGCACTCGCTTGTTCATAGATATAGTACAAATACTCGCCAATATTACCCAAACTAAAGTATTTAGGTACTTTAATACTGAACTTATTGTATCTATCCTTGTAAAGTGATACATCGGCAGCATTTAACAAAACGAAAGTTACCTCATCTCGTGTGGTCCTATTGACAAAACGAAATAGATAATTCGGAGTAGTAAGTGTCTGCTTCTCCGTTAATGTTAGGTAAATGTACTCCGTTGCCCCTTGTGTCAGTTGTATCATTGTATCTAAATAGACAATCCCTTGACTTTTACCCAAAAAGAAAGGCATCCGATGTGGATGCCCTACTCAATTCTAAACCTTCCTATTTACGCAGTTAATCCTGCAATTATAGAACTTGTAACCTCGGGAGCAAGTGCTGGTTCATTGCCTGTGAAGGTCAATGTGTAACCATTCCTATCTCCGAAGGCAGTACCAGTTGCACCATTGCCACCAGTCAAATCAGCACCATTTACCTTACCAAGCAACCAATATTTGTCGTTACCATCCTGTACAACTGCAAGCAGGTTGTTCTTAGCAAGAAGGAGAATCTCGTTTCTTGTAGATGCTTGAAGTTTATTGAGGATGATTGACAATTCTTGTGCATAGAAAACAGTGCCGTTTTCAACAGAAGCGGTGATGTTTTCGGTAAGTGAAGAGGTTTGCTTAACAAGTTGGTACTTGTAGAAAACCTTTCCTGCTGACTTAGTGATGGCAGTAACTACACCTGATGCCTCTGTAATTGCGGTAACATCACCGAATGGAATAAACCAAACCGCTTTGATGCCACCAATGGATTCTTTACAATCCAATACATATCCTTGAGTTAAAGCACACGGCATAATATAAAATTTATAATGAAGGCAAGGGATGGAAACCACCCCTCACCTCATTTGTTATTTAAACGAAGAACTTAACAATCTCATCAGGGAAAGCAAAGTTGATTCCCATTTTGAATTCAGAAACAAAACGTACTTGGTCTGCTTCTTTAGCGTAGAAGATTTCAAATCTTTCCTCTTCGTTCAGAAGGTCTGTACCGATGAAGAAGTTAGAAATCCTTGCAGCGATGATGTCGTTAGTTCCATTCAGACCTTGAACTGCGATAACACGCACGTTTGTACCTGGGAGGAAAAACTGACCATTTGCAGCCTCATCGTATTTGTAGTGAAACAAGTTAGAAGACTTCAACTTCACGGTGTAAGTACGGAAAGTGTCCATACCGCAGAAGATAGCCATATC